CGGACTATAACATAAGGATTAATTATGAAACGTACTTTAATAGTAGATGGTGACATAGTTTTATTTCAAATTGGAAGAGTAACAGAGGATATCTCAGACTTTGGGGATGAAGTTTTAGAATCATATGACTTAGAATCAGCAATTAGATTAATCAACATCGAGCTTGATTCTATTACTAAGAAAACCAAATACAAAAGAGAAGAACTAGTATTTGCTATCTCTTCTGAAACTAACTTTAGAAAAAGATTCTTCCCTACATATAAAACTAATAGGAAGCATATAAGAAAACCATTAGGTCTTAAAGCGATGAGACAATATATGTTGGATAATGGGGAAGAGTTCAATACTATTATGATAGAGGAGTTTGAAGCAGATGATGTTATGGGCATGTACGGTACGGCACCTAAAGAACTTTTAGATCAAGAAGTAGCTATCTACTCACAGGATAAGGATTTATTTACCATACCTTGTAAACAATGGAGTTTCAAGAAAGAAAAGTTCATCAAACCTACACCCATGGAATCAGCAAGATTTCTATACAAGCAAGTATTAACGGGTGATGCTGTTGATGGGTACAAAGGTTGCCCTAAGATTGGTAAAGTAAAAGCTGACAAAGTTTTATCACCATGTAAAAACGAGATAGAAATGTTGAAAGCCTGCCATTTATTATATTACAAAGTCTACGGTGATGATGCAAAAGATAAACTGCTAGAACAAATGGGTCAAGCTAGAATATTACATTATTTAGATGTACAATTTTTAATGCAATATGATACACTGTATAACCCATATGAAATGCTAATAGGAGTAACAGATGAAATGCGAACAATGTGGGAGCAAGAATATAGAGACTCTCAATTACCTAAGCGAGTACGGAAGAAACAAACTGAACAAGCACAAGAAGATAGATCACAAGGGGTTCTGTGATGACTGCTTCAACAAAAGATATCCCCGACTGCATGAAAGGATCGACAGTGAAGAAAGCAACGACTAAGCGTGAAAGGAAGTATGGAAAGAAGAATGAGGACGGTATTAGGACTAGTAAGAATACAGATGAACGTGTTGTAAAACTGATGGTCGACTATTCTTATATTATGAAATTCAAAAATAAAAAGGAAGCTGAGGCTTTTATAAATAAAACTAAAAAGGAAGCTGAAGAGAAGGGTCAACACCCGACTTCCTTTATATACATATAGGAGGAACTATGGGTGGATTTTTAGGTATTGGTGAAAGTGCAGAAGCCAAAGCACTAAAGGCACAGAATGCACTAAAACTGCAAGAAGCCGAAAGAGCTAGACAGGAAGCCGAATTAAGATTAGCTGAAAAGAAAGCTAGAAAAGGACAAGAGACAGCCAATATTAAACTAGGTACTCAAGGCTTAACAGAACAAGAAAAAGAATTAGAAAAAACAGGTAAACAATCAGGAGACTCCGTGTCTGGCGGTATGGCTCTGGGTCAACCTCCTAAAAAGAAAACTGGTTTACAAATCTAATGAAAGATATTACAGAGCTTAACGGCGCTAAAGAGTATAAAAGAATGGAAGATTCCAGACAACCATTCCTTGATAGAGCCAAAGAAGCAAGCAAGTTAACAATACCTCAGTTATACCCAGAGATCACAGAGGACTCACACTATACAAATTACCCGAGTCCCTATCAATCACTAGGTGCTAGAGGTACGAATAACTTAGCAAACAAAATGATATTGTCTCTCTTTCCTCCCGCTACTGCATTCTTTAAACTAGGAATGAATCAGTTAGCACAGGAGCAATCAGGTGTATCAGAAGGTGACTTACAGACTGCCATGTATAAAATAGAAAAAGCTATTGTAGATGAGATGGAAGTATCTCAACTTAGATCAGCACTTGTTGAAATATTAAAACAAGGCACAGTAGGCGGTAGTGCTATTCTACATATAGCAGAAGAGGGAGAACCTAAGTTTTATAATCTAAATGAATTTGTTATTAAAAGAAGTAAATCAGGTAAAGTGCTAAAATTAATTATTCAAGAGAATATTAATATACTAGAACTTGATGATGACATTGTGGCACAATTAGAAGATTTAGATGATAAAGAAAGGAAAGGGGAAAAGGATTTAAAAGTTTACACTATCATAGCTCTTGGTGATGATAAGAAGTATCACGTAGTTCAAGAGATAAAAGGTATTAAAATAAAAGGAAGTAAGGGTAGCTATAGAGAAGAAGAGTTGCCGTATATCTTTGTACCTTTTGTTGATAGAAAAGAAAATTATGGTAGATCATACGTTGAAGATTTCATTGGTGATTTACAATCATATGAAGGTTTAAGACAAGCAATACTAGAGGCATCATCTGAGGCTGCTAGATTGATTTATCTGGTTAGACCTAATGCTATTATCACTCCTAAGAATCTAGAGAATGCTAGAAGCGGTGATGTATTGCTGGGCAATCCAGATGACGTAGCTGTACTACAGGCTGACAAGAGATTAGATGTGTCTATGGCACAACAAGAAGCTGAAGTACTGAGAACAGACTTGGCTACTGCATTCCTATTGGATAGCGCAGTTAGAAGGAATGCTGAGAGAGTTACAGCAGAAGAGATTAGGAGAGTATCACAGGAGCTAGAGGTAGCACTTGGTGGTATCTATTCGACACTTGCTAATGTACTTCAAGAGCCTCTAGTTAGATTATATCTTAAGAGACTAGTGAAGAAAGGTTTCATTAAAAACATTCTAAAAGAGAATATCAAGTTAGAGATCACAACAGGTTCGGCAGCTTTAGGTAGAGGTACTGAATTTAGAGCTATTCAAGAATTTGCAAGCTTCGCAGCTACTATGCTAGGGGAAGCCGCTAGTCAGTACTTGAATGTGCCTGAGTTCTTAAGTAGAGCAGCGTACTCACTAGACGTTAATACGGGTGATCTTGTTAAAACTAAAGAACAACTAGAAGCTGAAGCGGCACAAGCCCAACAGCGACAACTTGAACAACAAGCCGTTGGTCCTGCGATCAATGCGGCTAATCAACAAGAACTAGCTAAACAACAAGGAAATTAAAATGAGTGAAGAATCAAGTAACAGTAATGTAACATCAGAATCAAATGCATCTATAGCCACAGAAGCTAGTGTAGAAACTCAGCAGGTAGACTCTCAATCTATCGAGCAAGTAGACACTACACCGAAGGTCACTGAGGTTAATCAAGAGTTAGGTATCAAAGAGAAAACAGAAAGTGAGACTTCTGCATCCTCTCAGAAATCTATCCATGATCTAGTAGAAGCACATATGAATGGTGAACTCTCAGAAGAGGACATGAAACTTATCGAAGAGAACGGTCTTGGGGAATACTTAGCTGATCTAGCGGAAGTTAGGCAGATGCGAATTGAAAGAAATGACCAAGAAATAATCTCAGTAGTAGGAAGTAAAGAATCTTACAGGGAGTTACAAGAGTGGGGAACTAATAATTTATCAGTAGAAGAACAACAGGCTTTTAACGAAGCTTTATTCTCTGGTAATATGAACCTTGCTAAACTTGCTGTTCAAGGTCTTAAGGCGCAATACGAAGCTGCTAATGGCAAAACTCCTGAGAGAGTTATCGAAGGTGGTGGTAGTGTTAACACTGATAACAGACCATACTCTAGTGTCACTGAGTATATAAATGAGACACAATCAATTGAATATAAACGTAACCCTGAATATAGAGCTAAGATAGAAGCTCGTAGGAATCTTTCAGGGTTCTAAAACAAGGAGGCTTAAATGGCTTATAATCCTATTGGTGGTAATAACGCATCTACAACTGGTGCTAGTTCTAACGCAGATCAACGTGATCTATTTGTAAAGAAATTTTCTACTGACGTAATGCGATACTTCATGGACACTAACGTAATGAAAGCTCTTATTACTAACAAAACTATTGATGCAGGTAAATCAGAAGCATTCCCTATTGTTGGTAATGCAACTGCTGCTTCTGTAGCTAACGATGCTGCTGAACTTGCAGTTCAAAACTTAAAGACAACTGAAAGAGAAATCGTAATTGGTGATCTTACAGTTGCTCACGCTTGGTTGACTGACCTTGATAAAGCTATGGCTCACTATGATTCACAAAGTGCTCAAGCTGAATCTATCGGTCGTGCTCTTGCTAAGAAAGTTGACAAAGATATTCTTCTTAAAGTAATCGAAGCAGGTGCAGTTGTTGATGGTCCTTCTGCAACTTCAGCGGGTCTTAGAACTTTTGGTGACGACATCTTTACTGATGAAATCTCAGGAACCATGACTACTGGACAAGGTGTCTATACTGCTTGTCTTGACGCTGTAACAGAAGAAAAAGAGAAAGATACTGTTGGTGACTCAGTATTTGTATTCCGTCCCTCTCAATACTTTTTACTTCTTAATAACCCTGCTCAAACTGGACTTACTTGGGTAAATGATCCTTCAGTTCAGTCTGGTAAGGTGCCTCAATTACTTGGTAAAAGAGTATATATGTCCCCACACTTTCCTGATCTTGTAGGTGCTACTATTGCAACAGGAGAAGTAGCAGGTGTACTTTTCTCTAAAGAATCTGTTGGCTGTTTAGAGCTTATGAGTATCTCTACTCGTATTGACTATATTCCTCAAAGACTTTCTAACCTTATCGTAGGTAAGATGGCTGTAGGATATGGTATCCTTAATCATGGTTGTGCAATCAACATTAAACAAGTTTAATAATTTGGGGGTGGCTTCGGCTGCCCTCTTTTTTCAAAAGGGGGAACGAAATGTCCACAATCGCACTTATAACAGAACTGGAAGTAATAAACAGTGTACTTTCGGCAGCAGGGGATAGCCCAGTATCTTCATTAGATACAACGTATCAACCTGTATTTATTATCCAAGAGATCATTAGAAATATCTCAAGAGATTTACAAACAAAAAAATATTGGTTTAATACAGAGTATGATATTACTCTTACACCAAACACAGAAACAGATAAAATAATTCTGCCTTTCAACATCCTTACATTTGAGCCAGAAGAAACTAAGTATGTTGCTAGGGGTTTAACAGTATATAATAGGGAAGATAGAACTTCAACTATAACAGAAGAAATCACAGCTACATACACAGTTATGCTAGACTTTGATGAGTTGCCTCAGCAAGCTAGAAAGTTTATACAGGCTGCTGCAAGAGTACAGTATAACAACGAGTACTTCGGGGAACTTAATTTAAAACAAGATTTATTAAAAGAATTACAACAAGCTGAGAATGAGCTTAATAGAACTCACATGGAGAATGAAGATATAAATGTTTTCAACTCCGCTCGTTCTTACAATATTGCCTATAGAAACAGAAGGAGGTAATAATGTCGAGTTTAGTCAACCATTCGGTTACTAATTTAATCAATGGTGTCTCTCAACAAGCGACTTCTGTTAGATTAGATAACCAGTTAGAGGCACAGGTAAACTGTTTCTCTGACGTTACAAAAGGATTAACTATTCGTAACGGCTTTGAGTTACAGAATGTTGTTAGTACTGACTTAGCAGGTAGACATCCAATAGAGTTTACAGTAGACGGTACTAAATATCTTGTAGCAATTGATGCATATGCAGCGACAAAGGCAGTTCATATACCTATGACGGCAGATGTAGAGGCATTGACAGCTTCGCTAACTGCTGAAGAATATTTCAAAGATATTATTTCAGCGGACTTACGAGTAGTAGAAAACAAGGATTATGTTTACATATTAAATAAAAAGAAAGTAGTCGGGACTAATAATTTGGTACAAGCGTTTTATGATATTAAAATTACCAATGACGTAACAGGTACAACGGATGCTAATTGGAGTACTGGTAGCTATACAATAACAATAACTAGTGAGCCTGACCCAGCTATGGGTACTGTAGATACTACAACTTCAAACTTTTTAGTGAGTAGTACTTTAGCACCACATCAAGTAGCTGCTGTAATTAATGCAGATACAGCACTTACAGCAGAGACAGGCGTATGTTATGCTACAGGCACTAAGAGTGACTATAGGTTAACATTTGAAGCGGTGCCTGAGAAGTATATAGCACCTACTGTTTCTGTAACGGAGACAGTTACTATTACTGGTGCTTTAGGTGCTATATATAAAGAACCGAGTTCGGGCTTTTATTTCGATAATAGTAATTATGTAAAATACAATTGGCAAAAAAAGCGTTATGAATATGTATGGGGGGGTATTATTGTTGGCACCTGGCCACAGTCAGCCATGACCGATGTTCTAAAGTTAGGGAATATTACCTACTATAGAGGGGTATATTCCGACTATGCTGACAGGTATCATATTAGGAGAGAAATTCCTACTACAATTACAGCAAATTATACACCGAGTGTCACAGTACCCAACACAGTTTCAGGTATTGAATACACAGATGATAAGTTCTCTGATAAGGGGATGGTGTGGGTAACAGGTGTTGCAGCAAACCAAGAGTATAATCTTAGAATAAATTATCATGATCCTACTGTCATACCTACTGAACCATTAACACAGGCTATACTTACTATCAACCCCTCCACAACTACAGCTAACATTAGGTTAAATTGGGTTGCAGGGCAGATTCAATCAAAGGTTAATAGTTTTACACATTTCTCAGCTACGCAACATGGTAATGCTGTTTATATTTATGCATCTACACCATATAAATATGTCATTGATTCTATAGAAGTAGACAATAGTTTTGATACTACATCTTTAAGATCAGCAGTTAGGGCTAGTGTAAACAATGCTTCTGGCATTCAGGCTATAGATGATTTACCCCCAGTATTTGTAGAAGGTTTTAAAATACGTGTTGGGAATGAAGATATAAAAGGTGCTAACTATTATCTAAGATATGATGTTGATTTTCAAGGATGGAAAGAATGTGGTCTTGACGAGTCTAGAGTGTTAGATGGCTCAACAATGCCATATATTATAGATAAAAATGAAGTTAGAAGAGACAATGTTATTAACATTAAGCCTACAACTTGGGAAAGAGTGAGGTCAGGTGATGAGGAATCTAACCCTTATCCTACCTTTGTAGAGAGGACTATAAATGATATATTCTTTTACGGTTCTAGGTTAGGGGTAGCAACAGATGATTCAATCATCCTGAGTGCTATTGATAAACCAACAGTATTCTTTAGAACAACTTGTAGTAAAACAATTACATCAGATAGGGTAGATATTAAATTAGATAGTTCTAAAACTGGATTTAACTCTATTAAAGATGTTGTTACATATGATGGTAAATTATTACTAAATACTGGTACAGTGCAGTCTCAGTTATTAGTTAATACTTCTTTTGATCTATCATCAGCTAGATTATCTGAAGTAAGCTCATATACACTTGGAGACAAAAGACCATTACCAGTAGAAAATGGACTGTACTTTGCTTTGTATAATAATGGCTTTACTAATATCTATAATTATCAAGCAAGTGGTGGTAATACATACCAATCAGTGAATGTCACAAGACATGTACCTACTTATATAGAAGGTCACATTAAACAAATGTCCTATGCTGCAAACTTTACAGTATGTAGTGTGGAAGAGGATAGCAAGGTATTATATGTACAGAATAGATATACAGAGAATGGTGAAGTTCTACAGAATGCTTGGCATAAGTGGACATTACCATATGATCTAGAACATTTCTATTTTGAGGATAACAACCTGTACCTATTATTCTCAGCAGAGGATAGTGTGGCAACTACATACACCTTGGTCACTAAGTATGACCTAACTCCACAAGTAGTTACAGAAAGTGATAAGGATGCTTACATCGGGTGGATACCTTATTTAGATTGCTGGACAAAAGATAAAACATTGATTGAGAATTTCCCTGAGTTTATTGGTATTAATGATAAATATGGTGAACCTTATGATACAGTCACAGAGGCTTATGATTCTACGGAAGTTACTCAGATTAACACAGGTACTGTGGATGGACCATACTTTGATGAATCTTCTCCTGAATATTATTGGGAGGTAGATGGGGATACAATCAATCTAGTTTGGAATGGTGTACCAGTAGTTACAGTGGGTAACTCAACACAGATAGAGTTTGATTATAGTGGATATAGATATTATAGAGGTGATCTACTAGGTACTAATAGGTATGGGGTATCGAGAGCAACAACAACTTCTGA